AAGATAGGATCTCTATTATTAATGAATACAGTATAGAAATCATCTGATCTAATCATATAAATTTCTGATAATGGAACAAACTTTCCATCTACAAATAATAGAAATGGATTAATTTCTTTATTTGCTAATAAGTGATAAGCTGTGCCTTCAAAGAAACGTTTCTCTTCAAAACCAACTTTATCATGAGCCATATTATATAAAGAAATTACAGTAGAATCTATATACTTAGATTCTCTATTCCATTCTTCATTCTTAAAGTATTCTCTTTCTTCATGCCATTTTATTCTAAGTCTCTGAGGAAGATATCCTCTTTGAGCTTCATTAAAATAATATGAAGTGGATTCCATTTTGTGATCAATAAGATCCTGAGTTTCTGGTTCTAATTGACCTAAAACATTTGAATGGTTATTTCTAAAATAGTTTTCTATAGTATCTTCTGTTGTGATATATAGAGTAGGAGGAATAAAAGTATCGTAATATATACATTCATCAATAATACTGATATCATCTAGATATCCACCATTAAAGGTAAATATATCATTTCTAGTACTACGTTTATATCCAATGAATAACTCATCTCCAAATATCATACTTCCCTGAATATCATTTATAGTAGTTAAACAACCATCAACGAATATTCTAAGTACGTTATCTTCTCTAGTAATTGTAAGATAATGCCATTTATCATTGAATGTATAATCTACAATAGCACTAGAATACTTTTCCTCTGGAGAAATTTGGAATGTAAAATATCCTGCCTCTTCTATATAGATGAAGTTATTGAAACTATTTTTGTTATTCTTCTTATAAGATAAGATTGGAACCTTTACGTTTTTATCTAAGTTCTCTTTCTTGATTCTATACTTAAGATAAATGGTGAAGTTTTGATTAGAATTGAAGTGTTCTTTTAGTTTACTCACATCTTCTAACCACAATCCAGCATTATCATTAAATGGTTTAAAATAAGCAGCACCAGCTGCTTCAATAATAGATGAGGTATCTGTAAAAGATACCCCACCTAAGTTTTTAACAGAAGAATTTGTACAACCAGTTTTATCAAAATGGAGGTTAAGTAAAAAATTAGGCATTACGAATACCTCCTAGTATTATTAGGCAATAGTGCCTAACATCGTAATTACATCTTTAGAATATTGAACCATATCTTTACCACAGATTTTTTCAATAGTCTTTTGGTTATTTAAATAACCACCAACGTATGCATCAGTAATCATAGCAGAGAAAGCTGGATAGTATTCTAAGCCAAATACTGTACCAGGACCGAATTGTCTCATCCATCTTTCAACAACTGTATCCAAGCTAATAGCTTTAGGATTTAGATGCATAGCGTCTCTTAAAGAGTTGATAAAGATCTTAATATTTTCATATGGATTAATATCTTTTTCTTTAATATCGCTGTGTTTACGACAAGCTCTTTCGATAGAGATATCTAAAAGAGTAGCTTCATTTTTAGAAACACCTGCTACTCTAATAGCAATATCTCTAGCTTTATCTTCATCTTCCATTTGAAGAATACCAATTAAGAAGTACATAGCAGCAAAATAATTTACACGAATCTTACTAGATTCTTGAATAGAGATTTTTGCTAAGAAATCGATAATATGAGTAAAGGAATCTGCGAAGCATCTAGTAATATTCAAGATCAAATTAGATCTACGTTTAATAAGATCAAATTTCTTATGATAGATCATAGTAACACCAGCATTCATAAGGTAAGAAACTAAAGTAGTTTCATTTACATTATAATCACCGTGTTTAGGATCTTTTACGATACAAGTAGAAGCATCGATAAATACTTTAATCTTACCACGATCTTTACCTTTCATTTCTTTAGCACAGAATACTTTGAAAGTTCTAGGTAGTGGAACTTGGCAATCTAAAAGAATTGTATTATTAGAATTTAGGATACGTAATAAAGCTTCATCTGTTCTTTGGTGTTTCAAATCAAGAATAACACCTTTAAATTCTTCAGAGGCTTTATCGATTAATGGATCAGTCATAATAGCATCCAATAAGAGTTTTTGATATTTTGGATACTGTTTATAAAAGTAAGAGTCAGAGTAGGATTTAAGTTCCTTCATTGGTTTTATTTCCTCCTATTAGATATTTTTGAATAGTTATTTTAATGTCCCTGTGGTCAATAAAGCATCTCCAATATGATAAAATACGATGTCTTAGACTTGTTATTAAGTATAATAGAAAGGGATAAGAAAATGGAATTACAAGATATTTTAGACCTACATGTGGAGATGAACTCCAGTGATAGGTATACATATAATGGGAAAAACGTACCTCGAGTTACAGAGGTACTCTCTAAAATGATTAGTGAAGAAAAGTTAATGAATTGGGCTAATAGTTTAGGGTTTAAGCATAAAAGATATAGAGATGTTTTAAATCAAGCTGCTACATTTGGAACTAAAGTCCATCATGGTATTGAATGTTTATTAAAAGGATTGCCAGTACCAGAAGATACTCCACAAGTTTGTCTTAATGCCTTTAAAGAATGGTGGAAAGTTATTCAAGCCAATAAATACGAAATCTTAGGACAAGAAAAGAAATTAGTATGTGAGTGGTATGGTGGAACTTATGATTGTCTGATGAAGATAAATGATAAGATTTATCTTATTGATTTTAAAACTTCTAATCATGTTACCTATAAATATTATTTACAATTAGCAGCATATTCTAAAGTACTTAGAGAAAAAGAAGGTATTAATATAGATGGGGTTATTATTCTCCAACTAAATAAATACCAACCTAAATACAAAGAATATATTCTAGACTTATCTATTCGTGATCATAAAAATTATTTCGATTTGTGTGAAAGAACTTTTATATCAATTCTCTATAGTTATTATCATATTCATTATCTTGAGGAGAATTTTAATGATCTTACCAAGAAACTTCATCAGCTCCAACCACAAAGTGCATGATAAATATGATCCATTAAATATCTTTGAAGATTTTACTAGTTATATCAATGACTTTAATAGAACTGATGGAAATAAATACGTTAGATATGTAAGAAGATGGATTATAAAACATATCAAATTTCCTCTTCTTACCAATAGAATATCTAAAGGATCTAGAAAGATATTGAAAGAATCTTTCAAGCATCCAGAAACTATAGTGTATCATGTAATGAGATACTCTATATTCTTATTGTATTTCTCTACACTATTCCAAGTAGACCTTGAAGATCTTCTTAAAGGTATATTTGAAAATAATAGAGATAGTTGCGACATCATATTCGAATACAATGATACAAGAGAAAATGCTTTCCAACGTATAAACAAGATTATCATAATCAATTATAATCTAAATAGTTTATATCGTCCAACAAATGATAGATTTGTAAAGACTAAGCTTAGATTAGATCTTGATGAACGGATTTATACTATTGAAGAAATAGTTTACAAATGTTCTACTAAATTAGAAACAGCAACAGCTGGAGTTGAATCATTAAGAAGATTTCAAATAGATGAAAAGGGAAGGATCTTAAACCCTTATTATAAATTTGGTAAACACTTAAAAGCTGAGGAATACAGTAAATATTCTGTTATGGCAGTAAATATAATGGGTATTTTAGATATAATCCTCAGATCTGTATTAAACGTAGGAATATCAAAACAAGTTAATGATACTAGAGCATAAACTTGCTCTAGTATTATTCTTAACTTAAATTTTGGTCACATACTATAATATTGTAAGGAGTGATTAAAAAGAACAATGAAACAAGTAGTAAGTTTTGACAATACAAAAGATACTTTTGTTGAAGCTCATATATCAGATTTACACTTTGGTACTATAGAGCCTTTAACAGAATATAAAATATTGAACGAACAGTTTTTGAACTATCTTGAAATGATGAATGTGTTAGATATCGTATCTGTAAATGGGGATATATTTGATCATAAATTTATGGCAAACTCTGATGCGGTAGTGTACGCAATCTCATTTGTTCAAAGACTTGTAGATATATGTAGAAGAAAGAATGCAACCTTGATACTTATAAACGGTACTGGATCTCATGATGCTGATCAGCTCAAGATCTTTGTACCATTTATGAATCAAGGTTGTGACTTAAGAATCGTAACCCAAACTCAATTTTTATTTGTCAAAGGTAAGAAAATCTTATGTATTCCAGAAATGTATAATATGGGGGAGCCATATTATAATCAATATCTAATAAACTCTGGATTATATGATGCATGTTACATGCATGGAACTTTTAAAGGATCTATATTTGGCAAGAATAAAAGGGATCTTAATTCTAATAGAGAACCAGTATTCGACATAGAAGACTTTGGTAATTGTAAAGGTCCTATTATATCTGGACACGTTCATGTACATGGGGTGTATAGTAGTGATTTCTATTATTGTGGATCTCCAATAAGATACAAGTTTGGTGAAGAAGAGGAAAAAGGATTTATAATTCTTCTACACAATATCAAAGAAAGAAAATATATGGTTCATTTTGAACCTATTAAATCTTTCCGATACGATACAATTAATCTTGATGAAATGATTGATCAAGATCCTAGGATTATAATTGATTATATCAAAGCATTATTAAATGAGGGTATCGATCATCTTAGAATCCTTATTACTAAGAATAATCCTAGAACTATAGAACTCTTAAAGAACTTCTATAGGAGTAAGGCTAATATAAAAATTGAAACTAACTTTGAACAGCAAAAGATACAAAAAGAATTAAATACGATGAATCAGAAGTATAAACAATATGATTATCTATTTGATCAAAATCTATCTCCTGAACAAAAGTTAGTTCAATACATAAACCAAGAAGAGGGAAATGATTTTTGGACTGTTGAAAAGTTTGCAGACTTCATGTCTTACATTGAAAAACTTTAACCCCAAAAACATTATAATACTAATAGAACTGAATATCAAATTATGGGAGTTTCTAGTATGACAGACTTTAATAAAAGAAAAGCTAAATTCAATACAACGACTACGACACCATCTGCTAGAAAAGCTCCTCAAGCTTCTGGCATTAATGAGTATATGCTAAATTCTTTTTGTAGATATGCTCTTTCTATGAATGATAATATCCGTAAGCACGGACTAACAATGCTGAATAGTTTAGTCATTAGACTAAATCCTGAGGACTTTATTAAGAATCAAAACTGTGCCATAAAACTACGTTTTCTAAAAGCTATATTAGAAAATAGAATGCAAGGTCTAAATGACAGAGAGATGATTCTATCTAATATAAACCTAATAATGGATATAACTAGTTTAGAGAAAGATCCAGCTATCTCTAGAGAACTTTCTAATGATGAAGTTATATCTATTGAGGGTAATATCTCTATGATATTAACCAATACAGAGGTTGATGAACACATTAAGATATTACTTGAAGCTATTACTAAATATCAAAATGCTGATTTTAGAGAGAAGAATCAAACTATAGATTATCTTAAATCTAGAATCAGTGACTTACAAACTCTATTTAGACGTAATGAGATAAACAAGGATTCATCCGATACGTTATTTAGATTATCTCAATTGGAAACTACTGTTCCAGATATCCATAAATATGTAACAAGCCCATCATACAAACTAGTTACAGGAATGCAGGGATTCAATGCGATGCTTGGTGGAGGTTTCCAAAAAGAACGTGTGTATTCATTCTTTGGTGCATCGGGTTCTGGTAAAACAACTACATTAGAAAATATCATGTATCAGTTATGGAAGTACAATCAAGATTTCATAACTCAAGATAAATCTAAGAAACCATGTATTGTATTATTAACAATGGAAAACTTGGTTGTAGAAACAGTTTGTTCGTTATATCATATAATGACTAAAGGAAAATCTATGGAAGCATGTGCTACAGCTGAAGATGCAATAGCTCAATTCAAAGCATGCCAATTTGAATTTGATCCTGAGAATAAACGTGCTGTGGAATTGGTTATCAAATATAAACCAGTAAATTCTGTAGATACGACTTATATGTATAAAATAGTAGAAGATCTTGAAGATGAGGGATTCGAAACAATAGCATTCTTACAAGACTATATGATGCGTATCAAACCATCTGAAAGAACAAAAGATGTTTATCAGGATTTAGGCACAGTTGTAAATGACTTTAAAACATTTGCAATCTCTAAAAAGATTCCAGTAATAACAGCATCACAGCTTAATCGTGAAGCGATGAAGATTATTGATGAGGGAAGAAATGCTAATAAACTAGATTCTATTAAGAAACTAGGCCGTGCAAATATTGGTGAGTCTATTAAGATTGATACTAACCTTGATGGCACATTTATCATTGTTCCGGAATATGATAAAGAGGGTAATAGATATCTTGGTATTAAAATGACTAAGCATAGATACAAACTTCCTCCTAATCATAGATTAGATTCAATCTTCCAACCATTCTATCCTAAATCAGTAGCATTAGTAGAAGATCTATTTGAGCCTAAAGCAGTATTTAAAGAGTCTCTAATAAATAATGATATAGAAGAAGTGACTTCTAAGTTTGGTACTACAGAGCATGTATCTATAAATAACCCAGCTAAGAGATTAGAGGCATTAAATAAATCAGTTGATATGACTTCTGGTTCTGGTTTGGTAAAAACTCCTAAGAGAAATAACGAAGTTTATATGCCTGTAGATACAATGGTTGAAAGACCTAAGACCGATATTAAAGATACTAAACTTGTAGAGATGACTCCTAAATTCTCATTAGATGATGAAGATTCATCTCCATTTAATAGAAATAAAAAGAAAGAGGTTGTATATCTAGTACCACCTCCACATAGTAATGCTCAAACACATTAAAGTAGTGGTATGGGATAATCCCATACCACTATTTT